GAATTTTGGGTTCACCTTAAATCACCAGATGGGAAATCTGCAGGCTTCAATCTTGGAAACCCAAAAGGAATGATTGCGACAGCACTTCTTCGCGCAATCGCAGGAGGCGGGGATGAGTGAGATGCCGGAAACGATTTGGGTAAACATAAACGATTCAGAGGATGGTTGCTGCCCGGTTGAAGACGAACATTTTGGAGATGGTCGTTTTTATGACCCAGATACAGCAACAGAATACCGCCGCGCAGACCTACCCCCCACCCTATCCGCCGCGATGGAACTGCCGGAGGTGAAGGCGCTGGTGGATGCGGCATGGTCAGTCAATCACGACAATTTGCACGGAAACGGCCTAGAGGGTTTCCGCAAAAACCGGGACCGCCTGCGGGTGACGCTCGAAAATCTGGACGCCGCCCTCGCCGCAATCAAGGAGCCGAAGACATGAAATCAAACATCATCGACATTGAAGTTGAAATTGCTCACCGCACTGAAAAGGCCGTGCTGGTTCATATTGGCGCGCGGGATAAGGCCGTTTGGCTGCCCCTGTCGCAGATCGAAATGGACCCGGATCACACCGTTGCGGGCGTAGCTACTGTGACGCTGCCAGAAAGTCTGGCGCTAGATAAGGGATTGATCTGATGAACATCAAAGCAGAAATGGGCCATTGGTCGAGTGTGGTCGGAGGCGGAGTGCATCTGATCGGGCCTAAAGGAAACATGATCGGGCAGATAGCTTTTCTTTGCCACACAGACGACCTTCGCGGGAAGGATATACAGATGAAACTGGCGCAAATCTGCTGTGATGCCATCAACAGGGAACCAAATACATGACCGACCGCAACGCAATCCTTGAGGCGCTGGCTTCGATACTCGAAGATTATCGCTGTGGCCGCGACGGAAAGACCGCAAAGGAAGCTGCCGCCGCCGTGCTGGAACTGGTGGGGCCGAAGCCTCTGCATTGGATGAATAACGGGAACCATTGGGCGGGAGGATTGGGCTGGGTTGTGCGTAAAATGGGCAGCCGATACGTCCTGACCAAGGCTTCCTGCTTCGACCAGTATTTCGACACCCTCGAAGCCGCCCAAGCCGCCGCGCAAAAACACGCAGACGCCGCGCATTGGGCCAACTGCCCGCTTGGGAAATTGGCGGGGGTGGTGTGATGGGTGACTGCAATATTTGCAACGGATCGAGGCAAGTCAAAGTAGGCTGGCACCCGGTCAATAACATCAAGATCAAGGTCGAATACGACCCCTGCCCGAACTGCACGCCGGAGCCGCATAGCTTTCACGCGAAGCAGACGGCGGAGCATATCCGCAATATTCGCAAGGAGGCCACCCCATGACCACCACCCCGAACACCGTCGCGTTGCCGCCGCCCAAGCCCACGCAGACGCGGCGCATTGGAAGAATACCAAGATCGTGGGCGAGTGATGCCTAAAAAGACGAACAACCGAAAGGCAATCCAAGCCGCCAAGCGCAAAGCCGACGCAGTAGCCGACGCGCGAGAAAAGCGTAAGTGGGGCGGAAATTGGCAAGAACATGCACCGCAACAGCGCGCCATGATAGCGCACCATAGCGGGGGTTCTGCCGCCTTGCTGGCTCTGTTGATGGGCGCAGGTGCATTACAGGTAATGGTTGAACGCAAAAAGCCCCCGGCGTGAACCGGGGGCCTTGTCGATCAGTTGTTAGCATCAACGGCGGTTGATGTTAGCGGATGCCCGTTTTGTGAGCGTCAAACCATTTTGCTGACGCCGGGAATATGGTTCTTTGCGTAAAATGCAAAGAAGTCACCAGCACCCACGCGCCTTGCCGAACTCATTGTGTGCCAGCACCGCCCGTGCATCCAGATCCGTCAGCCCGTCGATAGATGCCGCGTCCAGTCGGATCGCTGCCCATCCGGCGCAGCTACTGCCCCCAGTCGGTGCGCAGCTTGTCACGAGCATCCCGCTCACGAGCAACACGGTTGTCAATTTCATTCCGGGTTTCCAGTGCATCTGCTTTGTCCTCCAAAGCGTCCATTTTCTGTGCGGTCTTGGCTGATCTGCGCCCGCCGAACCATGCGGCAAAAACCGCTGCGATGATTGCGCCGATGGCGATAAGTGCCTCTGTCATGCGCGGCTACCGATGCCCGTGAGAAACTCGTGTTGCAGCATTGAAATCGCCGCAATCATCGGGATAGACTGATCCCCTCCCGACCACCGCGTTGAAATTGATCCGTCCACATTGACGAACGCCATGCCCATCGCTGTGATTGAGCCTGCTTTGGCCCGGTCCAGCAATTCTTCCAACTGCTCGACCAGATCGCCGTTGTCACCGTGCGACGAAGGCCCACCATAAATGCTTACAACGCTCACGTCGCACCCCCTCGCCGCTTGGCAATGGCATAGCCGACCTCTACTATTGCCCCAACGGCGAGGGCAATCACTGTCACAACATCGGCGTCAGCGGCCAGCATGTCCGCTTGTGCCGCGCCGATCACCAGCCCGACCCCATAGCGCAGGATGATCCGCGCAATTGGCATATAGTCCATTATTCCCGCCCTCCAAAAATCATTGCAATCAGTCGCGCCCAAAAACTGGACGCATCCTCGCCCACGCGCTTGCCTGCGCCGTCCGCAATCACCTTCGGCTTGGGTATCAGATATGATCCTCGCGCGAGCCTTGTGGCGCGGTCAATGATGCCGGTATCGCCATCCTGCACCCCGTCAATCTCGCCCATAACCCGCCTCATCCAGCCTTTGCCGAATGTCGGCCAAGTGCTGAGGCCCCGAAGGAAGGCTATTCGATCCACGCAAAGCTGCCCGATCACCTGAGTGCTATCCATCCGCGCCACGGCGTCCAGCGTTTGCAGCCCGATCATACCATCCTGTTTGACACCGACAATCCGTTGCAAGAATTTCGCCGCCCGACTTGGCCCCGAGTTGACGGCGAAATCATAGACCGCCGCATCAACGCCGCTCGGCAGATCATCACCCTTGATCGCGTCCCAATACTGCACCCGATAAATCGTATCCCGCTCCACGTTGTCGATCAGCCGCACCGATTGCGTGGCATGGCCGATCCTGCGTCGATAGGCGTCATAGGTGCGCTGCGTGACGCCCTGATTGGTCGCGCCTCCGGGGTCTTTGGGATGGTTCACAAAACCGCCCTCATAAGCCAGCACCCACGGCTGGATGATCAGATAATTCTGTTTCATTTCCTAAATCCCCGCAATATTTCGCCGTTGATATTGATCATGCTAGATATTGCCCGCAACTGATCGGTCTGAATTTTTTGCTCGGCATGAACATCCTTCATAGTATCTAGGAGCGAGTTAACCGGGATGAAAAGGCCATGGAATAGGCGGTTATTTTCCGTGAATTGTGCAGTGTTTCGGTCAAGCGCCTCAATCTGCAAATCACGCGAGAACGACCCCATCGCGGCGATAAGCGGCTTTTTATACGCCAGCATAAATGCGATTACCAACGCTGGCAGACCATAGACGCCGTATTTATCCAGGATGCTCAATAATCCATCAATCTGCGAAGCGTCGGGCATATTTGAAATCCTTGCCTGCGTTGATCATAGCGACGGCGCAGGCTATCGCAAAGGTGAAATATGTTGGCCCAGCGCTCGACCAGAACCCACAATAACCGAGCCAGAGAAATACTAGGACCATGCCAGACAGCCCCACAAACCGGGAAGCCGCCGCCTTGCGTGGGGATGAGTGATGCAAGCGCATACCAGTGACATGCAGCGCCCCCATACAAAACATGATCGCCGGCAACGCAACCTGCCCCGCTTGATCAAACCCGGCCCATGACATGGGGGACAACCCCGTCCCGATCAGCGCTACCACCCACGCCGCCCAGAACAGCGCAAAAAGGGCGATGATCGCCTCAAACGCGCGTGATGCCGCAGTATATTGTGTGTATAGGCTCCATGTCATATCAGCCCCCGGTCGCTATTCTCGATCACTGGTCTGTCGGTCATGCGCCCAGCACCGCCCTAAAGTCGCCCTTGAATGTGCGGTAATGTTTGGAGTAGCCCCAGGTGGTGCCTGCTGGAATGAGCGCCCCGTTGGCATCCGTAACGAAGGTGCGAAAATACGATTTGATCATGTTGTCGATCCGGTCCTGCACCAGCCCGAACTGATCGGCAGCGCGGAAGGGCGTGGTCTTGAACAGGTCGGGAATGGTCACGGTGTTGATGGTGCAGATCACCAGATATTCCGCATTGACAAAGGCCATCGACCGGGCCGGGTCGGCAATGATGGTGCCACCATCGTCGTAAGAGTTGATCAGGTGGTTCTGATCCCAGGCCACCAACTCGAATCCGCCGCCGGTCATGCCGCCCTGCGATGCGCCCCAGGTCCCGCCGCTCATCTGAGTATTGGGGCAGATCAGCATGCCGATGAAATCGTCAAACGCGACAGCATCGGCCAGCGTGGTGATCGTGGTATCCGTCGAATAGCCGAGTTTGGTGATCTTCATGGCATGGGTAACGGTCGCAAAAGCCGAACTGTCCGAGGGAAACAGCAGCGTGGAATTGGTGTTGATCCTGACTTCCCGCGCACCGACGAACTGCGCCCCCGCAGCGGCACCGGCATAGTCAACCGTCACCCCATCGACCGCATAGGCGATAGAGTTCACCGTCTCGAAGGCGTGACTGCCCCCGACATAGGCTTTGGTCGCCGCCAGCTCGCCCGGCTTGGTGATCTGCGTGGCCTGTTCCAGATTGCCGTTGCCGATCAGCGCCCAATCTGTGCCGGTGTTGGGGTTTGAGATATTGGACTGCACCCCGTTGTCATCAAAGATATCGGTGCCCGCGACCCCTGCGGTGGTCTTGTCAAAACGGGTCGCACCCGTGGCATAGGTGCGATAACCCGTCGATCCCGCGTTCTTGGTCTTGCCCGAAGTGACATGCAGATAGAAGGTGCCTTTTGTTTCATCAGGCATGACCGTGAGCGACGTCTGCACGGTGCCGCTGTTTGAATACTGATCATGTGTCCCACTCTCGACCAGCGCTCCCGCGTTGTCGAAAACCTTGTAGCTGGCAATCCCGCTGACCGTCGATACCACTTGGCGCATGTCGATCTTGGTCGCACCGGTCACTTCGTAAACAATGGTGGTGCCAGAGTGCAGCATCATCGCCGAATTGACAGAGCCAAGCGTTGCATCAAAGACGGTGCCATGAACGCCGACCGCATTGAAGGCCAGCGCCGCAAAGCCTAGAAGCCCTGCCACATAGACGCGGTTGGCACCGGGGTTTGACACATCCACCTTGATCTCAACGCTGTAGGTTTTGGCGGTATCCAGACCACCAGCCAGCGGAATATGGGCCGTGGTGGTGGGCGTGGCCGAGTTCAGAAAATTGACCAGATGGCCCGCAGGCAGCAGATAATTCGCCTCGTCAATCTCAACGCCGCTTTCCTTGATCGTGACCTTACCAATGCCACCATTCGCAGCCATCAAGGCCCGCAGGTCGATGCGATCAACGCCTGTAATCGAGAACGTCGCGGTATCGCCAATGGTCGCGGACCAGGTAACATCCGTGGTGGTCAGCACGGTCGCCGGGGTTGACCAGGTGCCGACGCGCGTTGCAGCCGAACTTGCCTGCGTGACGGTTGCCGCAGTCCCGCGTGTCTCGGAGACATTGTTCGCCGCAGGTTTGCTGATCGCCGCGCTGGCATAAAGATTTGCCACCGTGCCAAGGGTATGGCGCGGCAAACCAAGAGTGCCAGTATTGAACCGCTTGGTGAACAACTGCCGCAACCATTCGCCGCCTGCGTCGAAATTATGGTAGACCGCGCACTCGTCGTAATCGGTGCGCAGCTTTTTCAGCACCACGGTATCCAGCAACCCGGTTGGAACCGCGACCGGGGCGAGCAGGTCGGCCACATTGCGCGCCGCAAACAGTGACGGCGACTTGATCGAATTGACCAGCACCTCGGCCTCAACCGCGCTGGCGGCGGCATCGATAGCGGCTTGGATCGCCGCGTCATACTGAGCCTGCGTTAATGCACTCCAGAACGTCCCGACAGCTTGCGGCACGCTGGAATTAAGCAGATCGGCCAGCGTGTATGACGCATCACTGCCGATCTGAATAATCCCAATGTCGGCGTATTGATCCCGCACCCCATCCCGGTCTTTAACCGTCCATCTTGCCAGCACCCGGTAATGGGTGCCGCGCAATCCGGCGGTGTTTTGCCACAACTCAAACCCGGCGGGGATGTCGCTGCCAACAAGGACTGCCCGAGTTGATACCCCGCCCGGCAAAACGCTGGCACCCTCGGTGTCCAGCCCGGAAAGCGCAAATGTCAACTCCGCGAATTGCATGTTTTCATCAGTTGGCAACGGCACGCGGCCAGTGATGGTTGATTTAGAAAGCGCCATTGTCGGCTCCTTTAGAGTGTCATTGCGAGGCGGAACATATCGTCAATTTGGGCTGGATCATAGCCAAGCGCCCATCCGAGTTCGTCCATTGATTGATGGTTTCGCCGCCATTCTTGCGCGTATAGCAGTGTTTGGCGCAACGCCCATGGGGTCTGTAGATCAACGGCCATTGCGTCAAGCGCATCGCATGTGTCATGGCCAATGGCCAGACGGGCTTGCAGGCGGCTGCAAACCATCCCGGCGCGTTCATCGGCAAGCAGGTCTTGCGCAGATGGCGGCACGAATGGGTCTATCTTGCCTAACTCGCCGCCAATCGCCATAGCCCACAGATCGACAGTGATAGGCTCGATCAGGACGACGGATTTATCACCGCGATGCGCCGCAATCATAGTGCCTTCGACGTTGATGTATTCCAGTCTTTCAAACATCAGATACCCCCGACCGCGCGCAAATCCCCGGTGCTATATTCGGCGTAAATCGTGAGCGACGGAGTTCCCATCACGTCCAGCTTGTACTCGACTGTCACAATATCACCCGCGACCAATGTTATGTCTGCGGTAATACTAGCATCTGATTCTGTGCCACCCACTACCGTTGTCCCGTTTTTCCTGATCCGATAGTTGATGCTGCCAGAGAAGGCAAATCTGAACGCAGTCACTCTGACCTGACATGATGTGGTGGCCCTGAACAGTGAGCCAGGGATCGGGTTCCAAGTTGTGTCCGTCTCAGTTTTCTCGCTTCGGAACAGTAGTGTTGGTCCGGCCACGCTGTCCGCTGATGCGTCCGCTACTACCCTTTGCGCGCCAGCAGCACCTTGCGCGATTGCAACGGGGTTTCTAAACCACCGCTCGAAGCTAAGCGATGTGGCAGGCGCACCTACATCATATTCGGTGGCGACAAAATCAATCCAGTCGGTCGGTGGGAAAATCATTATATCGCCTCATAGGGTGGGGAGCCATCCGGCATTTTCAGGGTTATCGGATCGCAGGCAAACATGCCTGGATCGCGTTGCGCGGCTGTTGCCAGCGCATATATTGGGCTGTCGTCTGGCGTGGCGTATGCAAAGCGGCCTTTGAATTGGTAGGACTGCACCACGATCTTGATGCGCTCCCCCGCGCGCGGTTCGGATCTCTGCGTGACTTGAAACAGGCCCTCAATCTCGCGTCCGGTATCATCCTGCAATCCCCTCGTTCGCAGCCTCACCACGTCCGTCAACTGGATTGCGCGCCATTTTGCGTCCAGAGTGATCGTGGCATAGACGGGCGATGTATCAAACCGTTTCAGCAACCGCCGTGCCGCGACCCGCACGATTGCGTCGGCACCGCGATTGAGCCAAGGGCAAGTGTAGGATTTAATGGCCCCCGTCCTATAGCGCCATTGCTCCCGCGCTGATGGATCGGATGCAGCCCAAGTGCGGGCATAGTTGCTATTGTCTGTGGCAGACCCCGCCGGGGTTTTCTGGACAGTCCAAAACAGCACTTCGGACACGCGCTTTTTGTCGTCTTCCTCGATGTCAATATCAAGGTTTGTGCGCAGGTCTGACAAGTCCCAGATGGTGTCACCATCAACCGGGCGATTTGCCTTAAGCCTGATTTTCTGTGTCGCCGCATCCCAGAACAGAGAAAACCCTAGCGGCACAATTTGAGAGATCAGCGCCTTGATACCAGTCGGCTCACCAATATCGCGGGTTAGAGTTGTTCCTGAAAGCCATCGGTTTACCTCAGCCGCCCAATCGGCAAGGGGGAGATATGAGACATCCACGCCAGCTTCTTGCAGCAACTCGGACACCACATCGTCAATTCGCGCACCACTGTAGCTTAGAACCTTCTGGAACGTATCGCCTGACTTATGCGTCGATGCCACCGTTTGCGATACTGCCCGCGAGGTCAGCGTGATCACATCTCCTGAACGCGTGTAGTCCACAAACTCCGACCCGATGCGCGCGCGACCGGATGCCGGGTATTCCAGCGCGCCAATGCCCGAAGGCGACAGCGTGAACGTATCCAAGCCCCCGATGGTTACATCCGCCATCAGCTTGCCGTTAGACGCCTTAGGCACCCGCGTGCGCTTGTCGTCGGCTAGGTCCAGCACGTCGCTGCCCTCGACTGTGACCATCATATCATCGCCGGGACCGCTCATATTCGTTATGACGTAGTGCCGAACGGTCACATCGACTATTGCGCCGTCCACGATATAGCCGTCACAGCGGCGCAGTGCCCGCCCCGCGTAAAACGGCCAACGGTTTTTTAGCTTGGCGAAGTGCGTGCCTTGCTTGGCTGGATCGTAGCCGATGCCGTCCAGTTGCGCCGCGCCCGACACGCGCTCGGCCTGATACTTGTCAAAATAGCGGTCGTGATCCGGCGCGTCGATAAACCGCGCGCTGATGGTTGCCCGCCGCCCGAACGCGGATAGATCGCCATCGGACCCCGCGATGTTAACCGTTGCCGAATGCTCAGATGGATCGCCAACCAGAAGCGGGAAGAATGTGGCACCCTTGGGCATATTGGATCGCGGCTGGCAATATCGCATCGTGCGATATACCGGCGTCAGATCGTAATCGGCAGGCTTGCGGCATGTGTTGAACGTGTTGAAGCATTTGCGCGTCACACCGTCTACGCCCAGTGCCGCCGTGCAAGCACCGACGCCGAAGGTCAGAGAGCATCCGTCAATCGACAGTTCTATCCACGAAAATGGCTCTCTAGCCGACATAAGCGTTCACCTCTAGGCCCATCTGGCCCCATACCGCGCCAGCACCATAGGACGCGCGCATGACGCCGCCAGACCGCCAGCAATAGGCCATATCATCGGGCAACAGGTCAGGGCAGCTTGACCACACGAAAGGCGCTCCCTCGTTGTAATGCGCGATGAATGTCCGTGCCTCACCCTCAATCCATTCGCGGCGTTGCTGTGCCAAGCTGATCGAGGTTGCGCCGCCGGTGCGCTTTACAAACGTCCCGACATACTGGCCTTTGACCGTGATCGAGGGCGCAAGGTCAATATCAAGCGCAAGGTTTAGCGGCACATAGTCAGCGGCCACGCCATCGGGGATGATAAAGCGCGGTCCGATCATAACCACGCCTAGCGTCGGCATAACTGCCCCGCCCGTGATCCTGATCCGCCATTGCGCCGATGTTTGCGCGCCGAATATCAGCATTAAGTCGCGGTTGTCGGTTGGCGTGACCGTGTGGCCCGTAATCCATGCCGAACCGTTCCACCATTCAACCGCGACTGTTGCGCCAGCCGTGAAAAGCGTATGCCCGATGATTGCGCAGGCGTCACATTCCACCGCCGCGCCAAGCGTAACCGATAGCGTTGCTGGCAGCGCGGTTGGCGTCCAGAAGTCATAGGTTTGCGGTCCAAGTGCGTTTGCCGCGAAACCATCAGCGCCCTGACTTGACCACGCCAGAACCCCATCCGCAAGCACGTTGCGAAACAGCGCGCTGGCCTCGTTCAGTTCGGTCGCGTCATTGCTGGCGTAGATCATATCAAGCCCCTGCCGGAACCCAGACGATGCCGCGATTTCCGGCCTCCTTCTGGATCGCTTCAAACATTTTAATCATCGCCGCCCCGCTGTATATCGAGCCGGGGTCTATGGTGTCCAGCGTAACGCGCAATGGGGCTTCTGGCGCGGATTGTTGACCGCCGCCTGCGGCTCCGGCCCCGGCCCCGCCCGGAACACTGCCCCCGCCTCCACCGCCACCAGCCGACCGGATTGCGGAAACCGCCTTGGCCGTCGTGGCGAGCCATCCTGCATATACTGCAAATTTGCCTGCAAGGGTTGGAGCTTGCCGCGCCGCCGCCATTGCGGTTGCATAGCCGTTTACTGTCGTCTCAACAGCGGCAAGCGTTGCCGCGATCTTAGCCTGACGCTTGCCACCTATCTCAGCAAGGCTAGCCAGCCCACCAAATAGGCTGGAAACGTCAGAAAGCCGCTGGTCTGCGGCCATCCCACCAATAGCCCGCAGCCGATCCTGATGTTCCGCCTCAAGCCGCTCAAGCGCGCCGTGACGTTCGCCTACCGCTGCAAGTTCCTGATCGCTGTATGAGGCTATCAGTTTCAGTTTGTCCTGATACCATACTTCCAGCAACTCTTTCTCGGTGGACAACTCGCTGATCAAACCAGACAGTGCGCCGTCTGTCCCGCCGCCGCCGCCTCCACCGCCGCCGCCCCCGCCTGATACGGCCAACGGATTATCGCGTGTGTATCGGGTCGCGTCATGGACAATGCCGCGCTGTGATCCTCTCTCATCGCTGGCAACAGGCCCCGCAACCGATAGCGAGTTATTCGCAGCCACCGCATCCCATAGCGTTGTCGCAAGCGTTGCCGCCCGCGCAATGGCCGTGGACAGCCATCCAGACCCCGGCTGCGTCTGGCTGATCTTGACAAGATATTGATACGCCGCCGACAGCCGACCATTCGCATCGCCAAGCGTTACGGTCCAGCCGCGTGTTTTCGCCTCGGTCATAACCATCTGATCATAGGCTTTTCGCGCGGCCTCTTTCTGCTGATTTGTAATGTCCAGCGCCGCGATCTTGGCGAATTGGATTTGACGTTCTTGGTTCAATTGCTGCGAAAGATATTGCGCGCTTTCGCGGCCATACTGCAATTCAGTGCGGGCAAGGGCGGCGCGCTGCTCGTATGTGCGCGTCATTTCCGCAGCGGATTGCGCGGCTTTTTGCTGCTCCTCGTTGAGATGGACAACGGCTTGAACGGTTCCCTCAACCGCATACTTAGCCTCATCCTGAGCCTGCTTTGCCTCGCGCATACGATCAACGGTGGCAACAAGCTGCTCGTAGAAGTCTAGCTGCGCCACTGTCATGTTTCCAATGCCACCCGTTAGCGACAAGATCGTATCTTGCAACTCTTGACCGGATGTTAGTTGCGCATCTAGCGTGGCCGCGTTCTGCATATCGTCCAGCAGACCGACATATATGCGGGCTATGTCATTTGTGGTGTCGAAGAATGTCCGCATCTCGTCTTGAGCCGTCATAAATATGCCGGTCGGGACACTCGTCGCCAGTGCCTCTGCTTGGGCACGGCCAAATTCCCGCGCGCGCGTGACCATAGCGTCTAGCCCGTCTTTGGTCATATTGTCGTAATAATCAGCCGCCGCCTCGGAAAGGGCGTCTTGCGCCACCTTTGCATCGTTGAGGGCTTGAGCAGCAGACTTCGCATTGCCGAAGACGTTATAGAGCGCGATGCCGAGCGCCGTAGCTGCGGCAACAGCAAGCCCTATAGGCCCGCCTGCAAGCGCCAATGCCTTGCCCATAACCCCTGCGGCAATGCCTGCTGCTGTAAACCCGGACGTTAGCGCCACGAGGCCACCAACAGCCGCAGGAATGGCCGTTGAAGCCATAACCGCAATTGCCGATGCAATCATACCGAAGTTTTCAGCGCCGAATTTGACCACGCCGACCAGCCCGTCGATCAGGCTGCGAAGCAAACCGCCTTCGCGCAGGCTGTCAGTCATAGCCAACGCCATTGCGCCAAGCGCAGGTGTAAGCGCAAGTGATAGCTGTTGCGAAAGATACTGACCCGCAAGCGCAAGCCTGCCGATGGCGTCGTTTGCCGTCTCAATCCGGTCGCTGTCCACTTGGCTGATTGCCAGACCATAATCATCAATATCGGCCCGCGCCGCCCGCAAAGCATTGCCGCCGTCTGTCAGGGCCAGCAGAAATTCCTTGTTGCGGATTCCAAAGTCTTGCAGCATCGCAGACGCCTGACCAGACGATAGGCCAAACTCCTTGATCTTATCTCCGATGAGAGCGATTTTCTGATCAGCATCAAGACCGACAATATCCTTTACCGTCAGCCCGATCCTGGACAGCGCAGAGACGGCATTGGCGCTACCGCGCGCAAGTTCCCGATCCATTGTCTGCACCGCATCGGCAAGCGATGAGACTGATACGCCAGCCTCACCCGCTGCCAGTTCAAGCGCGCGAAAGCCCAGGATTGAAGCCCCAAGCCGCCGGGCCGCCTTCGCTGCGTCGTCAATATCGTTTGCGCCTTTTCTGGCCAGCGCGAAGAAAGCCCCCACAGACAGCGCCGCACCTGCCATAGCCGCGAATTTACCGATCACGCTGCCAAGGCTGCCCGCCATTTTAGCAAGCGCGCCATCAGTTGTTCTAGCCTCGCCACCCAACCCCTTGACGCCATCGCCCGCCTTTCGGCTGGACGGCGCAAGTTTATCGGTTGCGGTTTCAGCCTTACCAGCGGCACCGGCGAGACGGTCAAGCTGGTCGGTCGCCTTATCGACGCCGTCCGTCTTCGCTTCAATGCCGAGTGCCGCTAGTTCAGCCATTGCCTGCCCCTATTTTTTATTGCCGCCGCGAAACGCATCGCGGGCAGGGTTATCACTCACGGGCGCGTCACCATCATCATCGCCGGATTGCCGTTTCAGCCAAGCATTATCTAGCGCGCGTATCACATGCCGGAATTGCCAAGCCTCATGCTCGCACCACCCGGCAACATGCCGCGCAATGCTTGCCGCAGGTATTGGCCCCGCGCCGTAGCCGGTCAACTGCCGATCTGTGCCCAACTCGAAAAAGTCATCAAGCCAAGCCACCGCGCCGGGGTGAACGTCAGGCGGGTATAACCGATCTGGCACCCGCCTGCCTTTCGCCTCAATCGCATCGATCCGCGCCTGTGAGTTTGGGTTATCCATCGCCCACGTCAGCGCCTCGATTAGTTTCCCGCGATGTCCTCGGCCATGCCAAGGTGATTATCAGCAACGATGCCAGCCGCATAGGCCACCATGTCGCGGAACGTCTGCCCCATGCCGCGCTCGTCGGTCGAGGTCAGCACCTTGACGGCGATTTCCTTGTCATATGGCGCGGGCTTGCCTTTGACCTGAACCGCGTTTTCCCAGTCCAGCAAGATATGATCGGCCAGAAGCGCCCCGGCCTTGGCCTGATACACGGGCGAGTTATGCGCCTGCGTTGCCCGCTTGCCGAACGACCGCAGCAAAGCATCATGCGCCACGTTGAACGGCTTGTAGTTCCGGCTGCGCACTTTCAGGCGAACGCCGGGGTGATTTGGGATGTCGTCTACCCAAGACCCCCCGGCCACGTCAACGGGTTTATCCATTTCGTCAAGATTAAACATTTCATATCCTTCGGGTTCTGGTTCAAGGTCGCCGGGACGGGGTGAACCACGCCGCCGCCCCGGCTAGGCCCGCCCATGAACATGGGTCGGGCTTTGGGTTACACGGTGATATAATCCGCGATGCGCTGGATCGGCATCGAGATCATGCGGGTAGCAGACGCATCGCCCCCGGTTTTGTTGCCATACATCGCCAGCCCGTAAAACATATCGGTTTCACCCACCGCGATTGCGGTTGCGGTATGAACGCCGGTCTGGGTTGCGGTTGTCGTGATTGCCGCGCCGCCCGGTGTAGCCGCCAGCGAGAACGTGCTGGAAGCAGGTGCCGGGGAAGCCGCGACATAATAGGTCTGGCCCGCGACAAGGCCGGTCGGTAGGGTGCCGGTGGTGTTGATGATGACCGCAGTACCAGAAGCCAGACCGTGCGAGGCCCAAGTCACAACGCCGGGGGCCGCGATGCTGATCGTCACAGTGCTTTCAGGTCCGCAATCAGCGCCCCAAACGATGCGAAACGCATAGGGGCTGCAAGCCTTTTGCGCTGCGCGGAAAGCGTTTTGCCCCGCGTCAGAAAAGTCCGGCGTGAATGTGTTTTCCATGATCGGAAAACCAATCACGCCTTTGGAGTAAAGCGTGATATTCTGATTGATCAGAGTTTGCGAGATGGTTTCCTGCTCGGTTCCAAGGTCGCCGCTGGTTGCCCATCCGCCGATTTCGGTCCAAGTCTGCCCATCGAAGTCGAGCAGCCCGACAACGCTTTTATATGATACACGACCGCCGATATAGATGCGGCTCCCTGCGATTTTCGATAGTCCAGCCATTTGAGGCCTCCATGTGTTGAAAGCCCCCAAGGGGGCGATTTATCCGGTGTTTCGGATGGGGTTTAAGCGCCGCAGCGCCAAGATATGTTCACGGGCGTGCGCCACCATGCGCCGTCTCGGTATCCGTCCACAACATGCGGGGCGGAGACAACATGCACCACGACGTTGTTAAATTTCATGCACAGATCGGCAGGGAAATGCGCGGCAATCTTGGCCCCGGCTTCCTCATACACGGCGTTGTGATCGTGTTTGCCCGAGACAAAGACGGGCGCTATATTCTTGACGGCGACGAAATCCAAACCGAAACCCGCTACGGCGTTGTGACTGTCGTTCCTGCGTGACCTGCACCCCATGCGAGGAACGCCGCCGCAAGGTGCTGGATGCGTTGCTTGCCGCACGGATAGCCGAGGCGGTAAAACAGGCGGCGATTGGCGTGAGGGAAATGGTTGATAAGTTTGGCGAAAAGCGGCATGATTAGCCCTTGAACCAAACTAAAAGCGAGAACCAAATGAAAAACAATTTCATGCCAAGAGAATTGACTGCGGATAAAGGCGGAGTGTTTGAATTTAATCAATGGCCTTTGTTTGGGAGCAAAGACCTTGATTATTCAATATATTCAAGGCTTAATGACGCATTCAACCATGAGCTTGAAGTTTTAACTATCCAATCCCGTGATGTTGATGAATCCGGTGATATTCCCATAATTTGCTATTTTTGGATGCATGATAGTGAAGACCCTGGCCATGATAATCCGCATATAAAGACATCGTTGATGCGAGTGATAAATGATTGGGTTTTCACACATGCCGAGCGTTGGACGGAAAAAGAACTTTCTATTGACAACTTTGATAGCCCGGACAGCATAGACGATGCCCGAAGGCTTGTCGCGGCGCTTCGACTTAAAGCAGATCAGATCGAGGCGATCATAAAAGACGGGTGATCAATGGGCCAGTTCGCTGATACCGTGGACGCTTGGACGAAAGAAACAGAGGACAGGATGCGCCGCGTTTGGGTGGCTGCGATTGACGATCTGGCCGATACGATGAACAAAACCCGCGCCAATGGCGGGCGATTGCCGCACCTGACCGGAACACTTATGCGCAGCTTGCTTGCGTCAACCGCTGGGCCGATCCCGATGGGCGAACCGGGCGCGAAGTATGCCGGAACAGATATAGGCCTGACAACATCAGGGCTGCAACTCGATCAAACCATCTGGATAGGCTGGCAGGCAAACTACGCGCACCGCCTCAATTACGGCTTTGTTGGCGAAGACAGCTTGGGCCGGACATACAACCAAGCCGGTGCGCATTTTGTTGAGGCCGCAATAGCCGATTGGCCTAACATCGTGCGCATGGCCGTATCAAAGATTAAAGCGGGGGCGTCCTAATGGCCGAGGTGGAGACCAAAATCTGGATGGCGCTGAAATCCCGCATCCAATCC